AGAGGTTTAAGGATAAGGTATTCTATATACCATGGTCTTTTGATTACCGTGGAAGGGCATACCCCATCCCCTCATTTCTCACAGTTCAAGACACGGACTTCGGAAAATCACTGATTAGATTCGCTGATGAATCCCCTATCAACTCTGATGCTGAAGAATGGTTAGCATTTCAATGTGCTACAACTTATGGTAACGGCTTAGATAAGGCAACGATGTCTGAGAGATTAGACTGGGTGAAGGATAATATACCGTTGATTACCAGAGTAGCTAAGGAGCCTGTAGATAACCTTAGCGACTGGGAGGCAGCGGACGAACCCTGGCAATTCCTTAGTAGTTGTGACGAGTATTACCATTGTGTCAGTTTAAGAGATCGGCACACTACTGGTCTATGTGTAGCAACAGACGCTACATGTAGTGGTCTACAGATTCTCGCTTTATTAGCTAAGGATAAAAAGACTGCGACACTCGTCAATGTCGTAGCCTCTGATAGACCACAAGACGCATACGCAGTAGTAGCAGAGAAATCTAAACCTAATATACCTGAGAACCTGCGTGAACACTGGGATCGTAAGTGTTGTAAGAGAGTTGTGATGACAATTCCGTATAACGCTAAACCTTTCTCAAATCGTACCTACATCAGGGATGCCCTGAAAGATAAAGGTATAGAGATTGATAAAGATGATCTCACCATAACTGTTCAAGCTGTACGAGATGCTATGTTAGATGTAGTACCTGGTCCAATGAACGTTATGAAATGGATAGAATCAGAAGTAAGTAAAGCTATTAGCCGTGGTATAACAGAATTAAAATGGGTAACTCCATCAGGTTTTGTTGTCAGTCAAAAGATAATGAAGAAGAACGTAGTACGTTTAAAGCTTCAGTTATTAGGAGACTGCGAGTTAAGAGTAGCTACCGAAGATTCTAATGAAGTAGACAGACAAAGACATAAGGCAGCTACTGCTCCTAATCTAATACATTCTTTAGATGCTAGTTTATTACATCTAAGTGCTACTAGATTCAAGGCTCCGATAGCTTTAATACATGATAGTGTCTTATGTAGAGCAACTGATATGTCTATATTATCCAGTTTAGTAAGAGAAACCTATATGGATATTGCTAAACAAGATTACTTAACCGGCTTTGCTTCTCAAATAGGAGCTGAGTCTGAACCACCGATTATCGGAGACTTAGAATCAGAATCCGTAATTGAATCCACTTATTTCTTTTGTTAAATGCTACAATCTCACTACTCATTATTTGATTCATTCTTTGCACCTACTAGGGTCTTAGTTGTCTCCGAAGAGAGACTACAACAGGCTGAACGAGAAGCAAAGCAGAATCAATTAGATGCCATTGATGCTCGCATCGCTGAGCTAACTAGATACCGTACCTCTATATATGCTGAGTTAAATCCAGGTAAAGTTGGTAAGGATTTAGATGCTATGGATGGTAAAGAGCCTCAATCCCTAGAGGAGGCACTAACTGGTGGCTAGAACTATACATAAAACTGAAAAACCTGTAACCCTTGAAGGCTTTCAAGCTATACTATCTCCTAGTAAATTTGGTTACTCATTAGCTGCTGTGGTAGATAATGATGTCATTACCAAGTTAGAAGAAGAAAGAACTGAAGTACTCAAGTGGGCTGAATCAAAATTAAAAAATCCTAAGAGATCCACGCTCAAGCCTGAGCCATGGGAAGAAGTCTCGAAGGGTAAATATAAAATCAAGTTCTCTTGGAACTCTGATAATCGTCCACCTGTAGTAGACACGGAGGGCACACCTGTAACTGATGAAAAGACACCTTTGTATGGCGGATCTACTGTTAAATTGGGTTTCTATCAGAAGCCTTACATTCTACGGGATGGGGTTACCTATGGTAGCTCTCTTAAGCTGGTTGGTGTACAAGTTGTCTCAGTAAAAGGAGATGCTGGTGTAGATACTGGTGATTTAGACGCTACGGAAGTAGCTGAACTATTCGGTACTACATCAGGTTTCAAGACAGCAGATCCAAATGTTGTACCTGATACAGCACCTTGCTCATTAAATGGCGACGAAGAAGACTTCTAAATTTAGATCTAAGTTGGAAGAGAAGGTTGCTAATCTTCTCTCTCACTTAGATGTTAAATATGAATACGAAACGAAAACGATACCTTATGTTATACAGCACAATTATACACCTGATTTTGTACTCCCTAATAATATTTATTTAGAATGTAAGGGGTACTGGGAACCTGCTGATAGACGTAAGATAAAACAAGTAAAGAAAGACAATCCTAATTTAGATTTAAGGATGGTCTTCCAAGCACCGTATAATACAATTTCCAAGAAGTCTAAGACAACTTATGCACAATGGTGTGAGAAGTTAGATATACCTTGGGCTTCTTATAGTAACATTCCACTTGATTGGTTGAGATAATGACCGAAAGTGAATTCGTAATGCACATGCCTTGCGAGAACTGTGGGTCATCAGATGCAAAATCTTTATATTCTGATGGCCACACTTTTTGTTTTGTCTGTCACAATAGAACAGGCGATAATGATGTTATTCACAGTGAACACATGTCTAAGACAGTTTACTTAACAGGATCAGCTGAAAGGCTGAAGAAGCGTAATATATCTGAGAAGACTAATAAGTTCTATCAGATTTATAGAGATGGGGAAACATTAAGATTTCCTTATCATGATGAATCTGGTGTGCTTAAGGGAGTAAAGACAAAAACTAAGCAAAAAGATTTTAGATATGAAGGAGTTCCCACTGACACCTTATTTGCTCAGCATAGGTTTCCTAGTACTGGTAAACGTATTGTTATTACTGAAGGTGAGCTAGATGCAGCTTCGTGTTACGAGGTTATGCCAGGTTGGCCGATGGTCTCTTTGCCTCATGGAGCAGCGTCAGCAAAAAAAGATTGCCAAAAACAAATACCCTTATTTCAGGGATATGAAGAAGTGGTGGTCTTCCTTGATGGTGACGATGCAGGACGGAAAGCGGCTGAAGAAGTTGCAAGCATTATACCACCTGGGAAAGCAAAGATAGCTAGACTTGAAGGTTATAAGGATGCATCAGAAGCATTACAAGCTAATGATACAGAATCTATTAGACGAGCTATTTGGGATGCTAAACCGTATAGACCGGATGGTATTGTCGATGGTAAAACTTTATTAACAGTAGTAACTACACCTCAAGCACCTCATGACCACGAATACCCCTTCAACGGGCTCAATAAGAAATTACACGGGATCCGGTATGGAGAACTTACGACATTTACTGCTGGCTCTGGATCCGGAAAGACCAGCATCATGCGTCACATTGCAGTTGACTTACTACAAAAAGGCGAACATGTTGGCATCTTGGAACTTGAAGCAAGTAATAGGAGAACCGCACTTGGATTGATGTCCACAGCTTGCGGGAAAAATTTACAACTAGGAGAGTATGGAGAAGAAGAGCTCAGAACCGCCTTTGGAGATAGTATTGCCGCTTGGAATCTTTTTTGTTTTGATGGGTTTGGAAGTTATGATCCAGATGTCATATATAATAGAATTGAATACCTCGCGACCGGACTCAATTGTAAGGTGGTATTTTTGGATCACCTCTCAATTCTCTTAAGTGGTCTTGAAGGTGATGAGCGTCGCATGATTGATGTCACTATGACGAAGCTGCGAAGCCTTGTAGAACGTACAGGTATAGCATTATTTTTAGTATCACATTTACGGAGAGCTAGTAATGACAAGCACAGCCACGAAGAAGGTGGACGTGTCAGCCTCTCTTCCCTTAGAGGATCACATTCCATTGCTCAAATCTCAGATTCGGTCATTGCCCTCGAAAGGGATCAGCAGGCCGACACTCCTGGAAATCCTACGACAGTTAGAGTTCTTAAGAATCGCTATTCTGGCGAGGTTGGAGTAGCATGTGAACTGACTTATGATTTAAACACTTGCCGATTCATTGAAAATGAAATTGAACCCGAATTCAACGCAAGCACAGACTTCTAAGTATGTGCACCCATGGTACTTATATTTAAATAAACCTAACCCACCTACCAAAGAGGCAGTAGAACGTGCCAAATTCGTTGACAAAACCTACCACTGGAGTAGGGACGATAGTGTTCGATCTGGAAACAAACGGTCTGATAAATGATGCTTCCAGGATTCACTGTGCTGCACTCCATTGGGGTGAAGATGACCGCACCGAGTCGTTTAATGATGAGCCATATGGGGACGGTTCCTTTGATATTAAGGAGGATGCTCCCATGGGAAGTAACTATTCCATCACAACAGCGCTCGGGTATCTTGAATGTGCCGATATACTTGTCGGTCACAATATTATCAACTTCGATATACCTGTTATCAAGCGGCTCTACCCTTGGTTTAATCCTCGGGGTACTGTTGTTGATACTCTTATCTTATCTCGTCTATATCATCCGAACTTACTCGATATAGATAAAAAACATAATTGGCCGCATATGCCTCTGCAGTTATATGGCCGCCATTCTCTTGAAGCATATGGGTATAGACTCAATGAATACAAAGGATCCTTCAGTAAGAATACTGATTGGAAAGATTGGTCTCAAGAAATGGAAGATTACTGCATACAAGACGTTGTTGTTACAACTAAACT